GTTGTTGATGGCGACGATGATCGCGTCTTCCAGTTTGGTGGTGTAGTAGTGTTCTTGAGTACCTTGAGCCGAAGTACGGAACCACTGGATAACGATTTCGCTCATGCGCTCGCCGGAAGTCAGAGCGGCTTGCAGCAGAGGCGAAGCCTTGTCGTAGACCTTGGTGATCACAACTGGCTTGTGAACGCGCTGACCGGTTGGCTGACCGGATTGCGGGTCACGCGGGATGATCACGTCGTGGCTGAAAGCCTGAACCATGACCTGGTCTTCGTGGCCTTCCTGGTAGGTGTTGCCAACGGAGTCAGCGGTGAATGCGCCTGCAGTGATCAGGCCTTGTTTTTCGCCGGTAACCGACATGTACGCTGGTGTAGCCATGGGTGTGCTCCTTGCTGAAAAATTTGAGAGTGCCCGGAGGCGATATCGCCCGATGGGTGGCCGACTGCCATCAAAGACCGTGCCAGGTTTTTCGAAGTGCCCGGGAACCGGGACCGAGAACGGCATGGATTGTCACTCAGCTCGTTTTTCACCTAGATAAAGGGAGGAAAGTGCGCAAAAAGTTGCGCAGTACTGCGCAACTTTTTGCGCACTTGGCTACAGACCTCGTGGCATATGGGCTGTAGCGATTTTAAAGGCAAAATATTATGACCATGTGCGCAACTTCTTGCGCACTTTCAAAAAAGGTCAATCAACACATCAATGACTGATTTTTTCATAGCACTAAGTCAACACAGCATTTTTAGATGGACAAACATTAGAAGCAGACCTTTGCACAAACCATAACAAACCGTAAGCCAATGGCTATCCTCAACAGTCCTACAATTCAAAGCCAAAATCGTCACTTGAGACTTGGGCCATTTCATTGAGCCGCTGGCGCAATGCAGCGGTCAGCTGCCGCTCCACCTCCCATGGATCAGACAGAGCAGCGAGCTGTGGTGCCAATTGCGGCGACAGGCTCATCAACGAATGATTGAGCGAACGTGCCGTTTCAAAAGCGGCTTTTTGCACAAAGCTGATCTCGACCAGCTCTCCCTGCGCCTTGCGAAATTCCATTTCTGCCATGCGCGCCAGGTAATGCTCACGATGCGCTCGTGCTTTCTGAAAGTCTGGAGTCTGCCCATGAGCAGGATCAGCGGGCGGCGGCGCAGCCATGTTAGTCGGCTCGGATTGAGCTGCAACGTGACTGTACACATCACGCTGAAGCCGCTCCTGTTGGTGGCGAGCAGCGACGGCAGCCTTGCTGGGATCGGCGGTATCGCGGATCAACGCTTCGGTGGCTAGCACGTCGACTTGTTTGCCATTTGGAGACAAGACCAGTCGACCATTTTCCTTAAGCCAAGTGATGTAGCTCGGTGATCGGCCAATGTGTGCGGCGAAGGCGCTTTTGGACAAGTAAGTGGTTGCGCTCATAAGCCCTCCTTTTCAGCGGCTTTTCAATGAATCCTTTCAAGATTTCAATGATTGAAATTTCAGTAAGCTGGCGGGGCTCCCACTAACACGATCCCGCGGGTTTCCGACCCCGTGTCCTTTGGAAATCCCCAGGGTCCCCGGCGGGTTTCTGCCCGGTCCGGTCGGTCGACTGCCATGCCCCGCCCCATTCCCTTTGGAAAGACGGACATCCCTGCGAAGGTTTCAGCTAGAGAGATTCCGCGAGTTCGCTAACCCGTGTAGGGGGCGGCCCTCGGGGAGGACCCGTGAAATCTGCACCCTACCCGGCCTGCCCGGCTCATGCCTTCGGCTCGGCCTCGCTCAGGTCCAGCCGCTTGGCCACCCAGCGTTCGTACAAGCCGATGGCAACATCGGCGCCGGCCATCGCGGTCAGGCAACCCAGGGCGCCCGCTGTCCAGATCGACAGGCCCGCGCCAAACAACAACATCATCGCTGAAACGCCGCAGACGATGCAGGCACCAGATCTAAGTGCGAGGCGCCGCAGTAACGCCCAGCCCCGCGCCCCATCCTTGTCAGCGCGCCACATCTCGCCGGACACGCCGCCAACCAATGACAGGGCAATCACCAACCAGATCGGCATCTCTGCCAGCGCCTGTTGCTCGTTCGTCATTGCCCTGCCCCTTAAGCAAAAAGACCCGGCGCAATGGCCGGGTCAGGTGGTGGGTGGCCTGCCGCGCTTGGCGGTCGCACCCATCGAAGATGGCCCCTTTTTACAGCTCGATTCTGGTGGCAGCAAGACCGTGTTAATGCCATCCGGTGAATGTGTGGCTTACGTCCGGTGAACGGCTGGCGAATGTCGGTGAATATCTCAACCCGGCTGGCTTTTGCTTCTGTTGTTTCGGTGGCGTCCCATGCGTCCCACCTCTCCAAAACAAGGTGGGACGTCTGAAAGCCCCGTAGATTGGGGCTTTGCCCCACCGTCCTACTTTTATCTCTCTTTTCTCGTGTATAGAAAGAAATTTAAAAAGCACGCGTGCGCGTAAACGCGCGTACCTGTACCCGCTACGCACACACGGGCGGGAGGCATGAAAAAGGTGGGACGGTGGGACAGCCCAACAACGACGCGGCCTGCGCCCGTCTCACCACTGTAAAAAGCAGTGGGACGGAGGCAGGCCGGTGGGACGGCGTGAGCCAGAGGGATGCCCACGATCAAGCCGCTTCCCCCAGGAGGAAGTGCTCGACCACGATGTGGGCGTCATGCAGGCGCTGGTAGTAGAGATTGCGGGTGCAACCACTGTTCGCAAGGCGTGCAGCCAGAGGCGCATCGGGCTGGAAGTAATGCACCTTGACCACCGTCATCAACTCGGGATCGAGACGTTTCTTGACGATGCGCTCAATGTCCAGAGAGGCTTCCAGCGGCACCCTGCTCCCACGCCTGCCGCGCACCAGCTGACCACCGCTGTCCATCATCATGGCGACCATGTTGCCGCCCGAGTAACCGGCGGCGACCTCATCGCTGTGCAGCTCCTGCGCCCATTGCTTGAGGGCCATATCGATCGCCTTAATCATCGAAGCACGGCTCCTCAAACGCAGGTTGTTCCAGCGCAGGCGCCCTGCCCCAACCCTCAGGTTTCTTGTACGCCCAAGGCCGCTGGCCGCTCTTGCTCAAGGCACCCAAACGGAACCGTCGCCACCCCAGTCGATGCAGAATCGCACCCACGCGCATCTGCTCCGGTTTGCCCCAATGACCCGGATCGAGTTTGAGCGCCTGACTCATCACCTCGCTGCCGGTGGTGGTCTCGCCGATCTGCGACTCTTCGAGCCAGGTCAGGATGGGCGTTTCCCATTCGTCCACCACAAAGCGTTCGTCCTGTTCCTCGCTGAACATTGGCGCTTCCTCTCGCGTTACCCACCACAGGTCGCCGGCCTCAAAGCAGAACATGGCTTCGGCCCACAACTGGTCGCGGATCTCGCGCAGCAACGCCACGTCGACCTTGGTACAAGCCACCGGCCAATACCGGCGGTTGCCAGTGGCGTCCTTGAGGTACTCGTCCTGGTTGGTGGTACCGACGAACACACACTGGCGTGGCACGTCCAGCGTTCTGCGGCCATAGCTTTCGCGGTAGGTGTCGGTGGACGCCGAAAAGAACTGCTTGGCCTTGGTGCTCTCGGCCTTGTTGAAGCTGTCCAGCTCGCCGAGCTCGACAATCCACTTGCCGCGAATCGCCTGAAAGCCGTCCTTGTCACCGAGGGCGAAAGGCGTATCCATAAACCACTCACCGCCGAGCACGCTCATCGCGGTCGACTTACCGGCGCCTTGTACGCCTTCGAGGATCATCACCGAGTCGGCCTTGCAGCCCGGCTTCATCACCCGCGCCACGGCGGAGATCATCCAGCGCTTGCCGACCTTGGAGGTGTAATCCGTTGCCTTCACCCCCATGACATCCGTCAGCCAACGCTCTAGGCGCGGCACACGATCCCATTCGAGTTTTTTCAGGTACTCACGCACCGGATGAAACGCGTGGTCGTGGGCCACGACGCTGACCGCTTCGATCACGTGCGAGGATTTCACACGCAGGTTGTACTGCTGTGCGAGCCACTTCATGACGCGCACGTCGTCGATGTCGGCCCACTCTCCGGTGCCACCGCCATAAGGCGCCGCACGCAGCTTGACGATCTTCGAGCTGAAAGCGCAGTAGCTGATCACCCCGGCCCAGCGCTCGTCGTGAGCGAGGATCAGTTCGACGTTCTGCATGTGCGCGATCAAGGCGCCGCTCTCGCTGCGGGCCAGCTGATCTTTCCAGCCACCGGCAGCCGGTGGACGGACCACGGCCAGCACCTGACGGCGAACCGCGTCGAGGCCTTCGGCGACGTGCAGGTCGTTGAAGTCGGTCCACTTGTCGTGACGCTCGACCGCGAAGATCGGCGCGACGACTTGGGCACCGACGATCAGCGCGGCGTTGCTGGCCTTTTCCTCACCTGGGTTCCAGGCATCACCGTTGGGCTTGGTGGTCTTCCAGTCGTCATCGCGGCAGATGATCAGCGGGCAACCGGCGAAGCGCTCGCGCATGACCTTGCACACGGCCAACAGGTTGCCCGCATCGAAGGCCACGGCGACGGCGAGCGACGTCGCCATGTGCAGGCTGGCGCCGGTGGCGTAACCCTCACAGACCAGTACTGGTTCGCCCGGTACCGGATGCGGACCGAGCAGATGGAAGGTGCCCTCCTTCGCCATGCCGTAGGGCCAGTAGGATTTGTCGCGGCCGGTGTCTTCCTGCTTGTTCGGGAAGATCACCTGCAGGCCCATGATCTGATCACGGGCGTTCTTCATTGGGACCAGCACGGCACCGGTGCGCGGCGCGTAACGCACGTTGATGCCAACGATCTGTTTGCGGTCCAGGTAGTCGCTGCGCCCGGTGGTCGGCATGCGCTCGAACAAACCCTGCGCCCTGTTCGCGGCCCGCCGCGCAGCGTTATTCGCGATTTCGGCGGCGCGGCGTTTGGCCTCTTCCTGGCGAGCGCGCATCACTTCGCGCTCTTCGGGGGACATGCGACCGGCCTTGACCTTGATCTTCTGCGTCTCGCCCGAACGCCAGTCACCGAAAGCGCCGAAGATCAGCGTGTCGCCCTTCTCCGTGCGCTGCTCGTGGACCACGTACCAGCCGTTCTTTTCCTTGCCCTTGTCTTGCGAAGTCTTGCAGCGGGTCAGCTTGCCGAACACCAGCGGTTGCGCTGGCTCCAAACCGTAATCGGCGAATTGCCCCAACACTTCATCGAGCATGCTGAATCCCCCGCTCAGAGAGGGACTGGCAGCTGATGCACTGCGAGCAACCCGGCTGGGCCAGACGACGGGCTTCCGGGATCGGATCGTCACAGGCTTCGCAGAACAGCAAGGAATGGGCAGCGCTTTCGGCCTTGGCAGCGCTGCGCGCGGCCATGGCCTGATCGATACGTTCCTGCACCAGATCGTTGGCGAAATCGGCGATGTCAGCCACGGTCAGCACCTCGCGTCGTCTGGTTGACGTAAGTGGCGCGGTTGAACAAACCCAGCAGCCCCTGAATGCCCCGGAACACCTGCAGGCGAATCGCCGCGAGTTCCTGATCGGTGACGACACCGTCGCCGATGCTCTTGGCCCAGGTCTCGGCGAGATCCGCGACCTGGCGAAAGTATTCGGCGATACCAGTGGTGAGGGTCTCGGGCATGTCGTTGGTGTAGGTGTCGGCCAGCTCCTGCCAGATCGTGTCACCGACCAGCGAATGCACCGCATCGAGAATGCGGCGATCCTTGGTCAGTTCGAGGATCTCGCCGAATTCCTGAATGTTGATGGAGTGGCTCGGGTGGGTAGGCGACAGTTTGTGTTGCAGCGTGGTCGGGTTACGACCGGTCGTGGCAGCGATGGCAGCAGCGCCGCCCGGGTAATCGCGAGCGGCGTGGTACAGCGCTAAATCGAGCGGCAGGATTTCCCGCTGCGCCCGTTCCAGAGAACTGAGAGCGATACGGCTCATGGCATTAATCCTAAAAGTTGCCAGTGCCGCGCGACAGAAGTTGGTGATACATTTGCCGCGTGGTCTGGAGAGGCCCAAAGCCGGCTAGGTTCGTAAGACCAACACCGGCACCGTGCCGGGGCGAACAATCCGTTGTTCCCCCCTGGCGCAACAGCTGCCAGCTCTGTGGTAAGAACGGCAGCAACACCAAGGCTTCCGAGCCTTGGAAACGCGATGAAGGTCGGCGGCATGTGGTGTGCGCACCTACTGACATCGCGGCCCGATAGCATTGTGGTGATGCTGTCGGGAGAAACTGGGCGACCCTTGGGTCGCCTTTTTTCTATGCGGCTTGAGACTCTTCCATTTCCGGAGGAAATACGTCATCAAGACTGCACGGCGCTCCTAACTTATTGAGCGCCCTGACTATGGCTCTGCACTCCGTAAGCCCTGCGATTCGACGTCCTGCTTCGTAATTGCTTATACGTGCCTGAGTCCATCCAAGAGCTACAACGAGTTCCTTTTGCTTGATCCCAGCCTTCTCTCGATGTTCAGCGATCAGATTCATGATGCCCTCCAATTAGCCGGAGCCATCTTAATCACGAATCGTAGATATTTCAACACGCAAAGTGATGATAAATAATTTCAGAGCGTGGTAAAAAAAGCACATGAACACACTCGGCGAACGTATTAAGCAATACCGCAAAGCCAAGGGCATGAGCCAACAAGCCCTTGCCTTCGCTTGCGGTTGGGAATCCCAGTCACGTATAGGCAATTACGAGAAAGGGGCTCGCCAGCCCAATCTCCACGACTTGCAAAAGATAGCGACAGCACTGGGCGTATCTTTTCCAGACTTGGTAGCAGGAAAAAATCGTTCCGACGTTGAGTCGTACTCAGACGCCATTCAAGGTCGGATTCGGTCTGAAGACCGTCTTGTGAGGGACTACGGAAGATCGAAAGACAAAGACCAACCTGTTAGCAGCCTTGTAGGCTGGGCTAAGGATGGAAAGGTGCCTGTGCTATCAAACGCGCAGCTTGGGAATGAGGGCTTCTTCGACACGGTAGAACCGCCACCAGGGCAAGGTGAAGGCTACCTAAACATACATAGCGATGACCCAGATGCCTATGGCATAAGAGTCATGGGCGATAGCCTGATGCCCCGCATAAAAAATGGCGAGTTCGTTCTTATAGAGCCGAACAAACGTTTCAGTAGCGGTGACGAGGTCATAGTTCGAACGTCCTCCGGCAAAGCGATGATCAAAGAATTTATTTATCTCCGAGACGGAATGTACCGGTTGGATAGCGTCAATACCGATCACGAAACTCTTCACATTGCAGAACAAGAGGTGGAGGAAATCCATCTCGTAGGCGGAATATTGAAGTCATCACGCTTCCTACACAGTGCCGCGCTATTTTAATCACATTATGTGTTGACACAAACAAGCACAGTGCGTGATATTTGCCTCACTCTTTACCACAGAGCGAGGCAATACCTATGCGCACCACCGCAACATTGCATGTCCATCCGGCATGCGTCAGCAATCGCAAACTGATCGAACAGCTGCAGCTCGTCACGGGCTGTCTGGTCATCATTCATAACAGCAAACCTAAGCTTGTCGCCAAGTCCTGCCAGCCCTCTCCTAGCGATCCAAACGGTGGAGGGCACGCGGCATGATCAAGTACAAGATCGACAACCGCACCCTGCAGTTGCTCAACGCCCAGGTCAACTTGACCGAGACCTTCAACCACGTCCTGCGCACGGCACCGAAGCGTGAATGCCTGGCATTCCGCCTGAAGGCTGAACGCGGCACCGTGGAAAGCACTTTTGTCGTCGAACTGGGCAGCGAACGCCACACTCTGACCCTGCCAAACGCCAAGAAGATGCACCTCAAGCTGGCCGACTTCATTGAAGAGATCGCCAACGGTCCGTTCGACACGAGCAACTCCAGCGATCTGGTGCATCTCCCGCATGCCGATCGTCAATACGGCCGTTTTGATGTCCAGGACAAGCAGCGCGTGTTCGAACTGGTGCACACCGGCGGCGTGCTGAGCCTCGACATGGGTTTTGAACTTCCCCTGCATGTGGCGCTGCATCGCACTCATACACGCCGCGGCGTCACCGCCATCTTGAGCATCGGCAACAAGAGTCCGCATACGCGCTGCTTCACCTTGTACGACCCCGATGCCGAGATCTATGCAAGGCTCATTGAGTCCATCAACCACCTTGCTGCAGCGGCCACTCCTGCTGCGCACGCGGCATGAGGAGGACGATATGGAACGCACCCTCGCCCAAGCAGCCACACAACTCGGCCTCACTCGCCCCAAACTGATCGCTCTCATGCGGGAGAAAGGTTTGCTCAAGGGAAACCTCCCGGCGGACCCGAAGCGCGACAAAGCCTACCTGCGGGTCAAGGACAGCCCCTGGTATGACGAAAAATGCGGAATGCAGTACAGCCAGTCGACTCGCGTCATGCAAGCCGGCATCCGCTGGCTGGCCGAGCAGTTGGACATCGATCTACCCGCCATCCCGGCAGACCGCCGTGACGTGGCCTAGGGAGTACGCCCGCCAGATCGTTGCCATGCGCACACGCGAGGAGCGCAATGCCGCGCTCCTCGAAGTGCCCGAACATCTGCGCGAGCTGACTAAACGCCACTGCCTGAACGCCTGGAACCACCCGGCACGACAACAACGCAAGGAGGCTCGACAAGTCCATGAGTAACGCTGCACAGAACCCGCTCCGCCTGCATCCGGCGCCCGAATCAGCCACCGTCGAACTGCTCTATCGAATCTTCGGTGACGTCCTGATCCCGCTGGAAAAAGTACGCGAGCAGTACTTTCGCAACCTCAACGAACAGTCGTTCGTGACGGAGATCAACAGCGGCCGGATCCAGCTTCCGATCACCACACTGGACACCAGCCGCAAGGCCCTGAAGTACGCGCACATCCGTCACGTCGCCTCGCTGATCGACATCCGCGCCTACAAGGCTGATGAAGACATGCAACGCCAGCAGGACGGTCAACGCCATGCTGCCCCCACACCACTGACGGCTGTCACCACCAGCCAACGACAACCCCAGGAGCACACCACATGATGACCCCAATACAAATCGGTGCACTGATCATCCTGATAGTTCTGGCCGCCCTGCTGCTCTGGGGCGGTTACATCATGGGCCGCAGCGATGGCCTGGAGACCGGCCAGCGCGAAGGTGAAGACATCCAGCGCGCCGCAAGCGCCAAAACCATCCGCGAGCTCCAGGCCTCCCTGCAGTTCATCCGGGCCGATCACACGCGCTTGGCACACACCTGCAAACGATTTGAAGCAGGTCCACTCTTCGGCCCGACCGAGCACCAGACGCTGGTCGATATCGGCGAGCTGCTTCGGATCGCCGCTGAGACCTTCAGCGCCTTTCGTACCGGCAAGAAGCTCGAGCGTGATGCCCGATCGCTGCGCGGGCAGGCGCTTGCAATGGCTGCGCAGCTGAATCCAGGAACCGAGGGCAACAAGACCGCACCGCAAGCGCATTCGAAGCGCTCAGCATTTCCTAGCAAGGAGCTAGCATGAGTATCCAATTTCTTAGCCATGAGCAAGTCTGCGAACTGACCGGAGCTAAAACTAAAGCCGGTCAGATTATGGTGCTGAAGCGCAATGGCATTCGTCATACCATCAAGCGCAATGGCTGGCCTTGCGTGATTGCGTCCGCGCTGACAGGAGCAACTACCAACGCGGCAGAAACTCCAACGTGGCAGCCGCGCCTGGTGGGATGAATGGGACGAAGACCAACAAAGCCGGGAAGCATTCCTCGCCTGCGCGAGAGAAAACGCGGCAACACAACCTATTACCTTTATGACACTGGCGGGAAACCACGCAAGGAAATCCCGCTAGGTACGGATTACGGCCTGGCCATCTTAGAGTACGCAAAGCTCGAAAAAAGCCGCGTCTCTCAAGCCCTGACACAAACCGTACTTACCTTTGCTTACGTAGCCGAGCTTTATATGAATGAGGTGGTTCCCACTAAAGCCCACGCCACCCAAAAAGACAACGCGCGCGAACTCAAAAACCTACTTCTGTTCTTCAACGATCCGCCCGCCCCTCTAGAAGCTATCGAACCGAAACATGTCAGCCAGTACCTTCGTCATCGTGGCAAGACAGCACCTATTCGCGCGAATCGGGAGAAGGCTTTACTCAGCTCCATCTGGAACTTTGCTCGCGAGAATGGCTATACATCCTTGGCAAATCCTTGCTCAGGCGTGAAGGGTAATAAAGAAACCGGTCGCGACATATATGTTGAAGACGACGTCCTTGCCCGAGCCTACCAGCATGCCGATCAACCATTAAGAGATGCTTTGGACCTGTTTTATCTAACAGGTCAGAGGGTCGCTGACACATTGAAGATGGATGAGCGCGACATAAAGGACGGAAAGCTCTCCGTCCAGCAAGGTAAAACTGGGGCTAAACGAAGGATCGAAATCATTGGTGAGCTCAAAGTCGTAATCGATCGAATCATGGCGCGAAAGGCCGGACAGAAAATCAGATCAACACGCCTGGTAGTAATCGACTCTGGCCAGCCGATGACGACCAGTATGCTCAGAAAAAGGTTCGATGACGCCAGGGAAGCAGCCGGGATTCCAAAAGCAGAATTTCAGATGCGCGACCTACGAGCAAAAGCGGCCACGGATAAAGAGGAGTCAACAGGGAGCATCAGAGAAGCTCGGGACCAACTTGGGCACACCACCGTAGGGATGACAGAACAGTACATCCGTATGCGAAAGGGCATGAAGGTCACCCCTACGAGGTGA